TTGAAAAGCTTCAACTTCAGCAGCAGACCTTCCTTCAAGGAGCTTCGACCGAACTTATATTCCCCGTCAGGCTTCTTGGTCATTGCCCCTTCATATCCTTGCTCAACATATTGCTTACGAAGGGCCTCTAGAGCCTCAGCAGAGTGTACAAGAACTTGAGGCAGTACCGAGGTATTGCTAGGCAAGATACGCGATTCTAGAGCCTTTAGACGATCCTCAAAGCCTCCTTCAGAGACAATATCAAACGCATAGAAACTGAAGTCCTGCACCTTGTCGTGCGACATTACAAAACTTGTAGTTTCACGGAAGACATTTTCTGCTGTAGGGCTACCTACAATGAATTCCCCGTCTACGTTTTCAAGAGCTTGTGCATTTCGCTTGGCCCATTCCTGAATGCTTTTATTAGTGATAGGCTTTAGACTGCGTGACAGTGCTACACCATTCCGAATAACAGCACGGATACCATCAAGCTTAGGGCTGACGTATACAGGATACTTAATATCAGCCAGAACATCTACCTGAGAAGCTAGCATTGGCTTGAATTCTTTGATCTTCGTCATATTACTCCTTAAGCGTCTGGATTATTCAAGACATAAAGCAACGCATTAATACTCTGGATAATCAAGTGCTGTGCATTCGGTGATAAGTCCTGCCACTTACGGGTATCCCCAGATTTTTCAGCAATCTTTTGCCAGTAGATTTCAACGTCTGACATTATGCGTCGATGCTTTCATTTTGAATTGCTGAGTTCAAAGCATCGACAAAAGCAGAAGCCTTGTCAAAATCCAGATCAGATTCCACTACGGTAATCATACGGCCCTTGCTATCAGAGGCAACCACATCAACCAGTCGTGGACTAGACAGGCTGCGACGTAGATTGTATTCAGAGATAATCTTAGGATCAACCTTCTTCACCTTTGTTTGCTCCTTTTCGACCTTAGCGTCATACATGAAGTCATTACGAATGCTGTGGATTTCTTGAGTGTTTTGATAAGCTTGCATGTGGTACCCCTTTTAGTAATTAATCTTCGAAAACTTCTTCGGACAGGCGACCCTTCAGAGATCGCTGAGGTTGGAGATAGTCCAGCACCTCGTCTACATCCTTGTCTGAATTATAATAGAAAAAATCCTGACTGTCTTCTTTATTTTGGACTTCTTTTTTACTCTTTGTTTGCTTCTTTTGACTCATTTGCTCTTTCTGCCTCCCGCATAGTTTCCTGTAGTTCTTTCTTGAAAGTAATACTTGGCCTGAATTTTACATTGTAACTCTTAGGAAAGTCTACCGTCTTCTTGAGTTGAAAATTATAAGCGGATTTTGGATTGATGACCTTCAAGGAAAAGAAACCAACACCGGGAAGATTCACATCTTGCCCTTGCATGATTTCGTCAATGATTGTAGCACGAAGAACACGAAGCATGTCGTCGTATTCATACGCATGATACTCTGGGTTGTTCGCGTGCATTGTCCGTGCAAGCTCTCTCTGGGATTTATGCATTAACGCTCCTTTGTATTACTTAAAGTCATCTTCTCTTACGAGCTTATCCCACTCACGCATGGATTGCAGTTTGATTTCCTGATATTTTTCTTTTAAATCTTTCTTTTTAGCTTCGGTTTCAACTACAGTTTTGATTTGTTCTTCTGATAAATTACTCATTTTAGCAATTGTCGAATTTACAATCGCTTCGCTATCTTTTGTAGTTTTAGCGATTTGTTCTTCAATTACAGTCTTATTGGTTTCAGATAAATTAGGATTATCAAGTGTTTTGACTAATTCAATGATTTTTTTACCGTTTGAATCAAGTTTTTTTACATCATCGGGTTTTGAGAACATTTTTACACCGCTTACCGCTACGTGTGACAATGCTCCTGGCGACGAAATCATTCCGGTTAGCAACGCAGTATCTTTTAAAACTTTGTAAGCATTATCGAAATATCCTACATCTTTACCTAAAACATCTTTATCTAAAGCATTTTGAACTAAATTATCCATTTCTTCGGTTCCAATTTCAGTTTTGAAATTTTTACCAATTTCAGCTAAAATAGATTTGGATTTGTTGATTATAGCTTCTTTAACTAATGCTTGCCCACCTTCTTCTTTTAAGGCGCTCATAAATATTCTTTTGGTAGAGGCTAATGTTTTTGCAGTTGGCAAATCACTCAACAAAGCAGTGGCCGTTCCACTTGCAAATGGAACAAACGCCATTTGAGCAGGTGTGTAATTCGCGCCTTTTTGATTTTCAAGGTACATATCATTGTACTTCTGCCCTGCTCCTGCAACACCAAGAGTTGCTATCCCTCCTGCCCCCGTTGAAATTGCTAAAATATTACCTGCTTGATTTGCTAATAAGTCGGTTGCGTAATTAAAAAAGTTGTCTGCGCTAATATTATTTGCATCAGGACGGAATTGATTTCTGTATTCTTCAAGTCTTTTTCTTGATTCAGTAACATTTTCTTGTTTATATTCTTCTTCTGCTCCTAACGTATTAGCAATGTAGTTGGCTCCTGAGTAAATCCCAACACCAAGTTCTCCAAGTGAAGCGAATACACGCGATCCAAAATTATCGAGCGCACTGTAATTACGTTTGAAAGCATCAAATTCATCTGCATAAGTTCCAAGTGCTTCTTCGTCTTTAGCATAATCTCGCAAGTCAGATTCCATTTGCTTAGAAATATCCTGCACTTGCAATAAAATCATTTTCTTATCTTCAGCACCTAAGTTCGGGTCCTCCAATTCATCGAGCAACTTATTTGCAGCATGCTCATTCATTTTCATTCTGTTGACAGTGTTGGCCGACTTTTTTGACAAGGTTTTGAAACGTTTTTCAGCATCAACTTCCAAGTAAGTTTTTGTTTGCTCTGGTAAGTCTTCTAAATACTGTGATTTTTTGTCTTGAGCAATTTCACGCTTTCTGTTTTCAATGAATATTTTATCGGCCAACTCAGAAACTTGCGCTTCGTTTGGTTTTTCAATTCCTTGTTTTTTAAGTTCTTCTTCGGCTTGCTTTTTTTCATCTGCAAGCAAGTCGCCATCGCCAAATATTCCTCCTGATGTAATATAGTTTCCAAAAGAACTTGCTGCTGATTCAATGTTATTTAAAAGTCCTGATTTTGACTTTCTATCATTTAACTCGGTTTCAATAACTGACAAATCATCATCGTTCAATCCCGTGGCTTGTCTAAATTTTGACAATTCCTCAGTTTGAATAGCCTTTAATTTTTGGTCTTCTTTTTGAAGTTTAGGAAGATTTGTAATTTGAGTTCTATTTCCGGCTCCTTTTATTTCGGTAGATGAAACAGCAGTTTGAGCAACCTCTTTTGTTTGAGGTGCTTTTGGAGTTTTGTAAAACGATTCTACTCTTGGTAGTTGGCTAAATTTAGATTTTTTCCCAACCGAAGAACCACTCGTCGGTTCCGAATCCAATTTTGTACCAACTGAGGTAGATGTAGCAGATACTTTTTTTTTTACAACTTCAAACGGAGCATCAGGATTGAATTTTGGCTTTTCATCCTTCACTTCTACAAATGATTTATTAGGGTCGAATTTCGGTTTAGGCTGTAGCATGATTATTCGTATTGTTGTGTTGTTTCATTCCAAGTATAGGTGTAACCACCTTGTTTTATTGTTTTGGCTTTCTGAGTAACTGTTTTATTTGGCTTAAAATCGTTCAATCGGTAAAGGTCCGTTTTAAATTCATCTTCATTCTCAAATCCTCTTGCTTTTGCGATTTCGGCTAATGTTTGAGCCGAAGCAGCACGTGTGAATTTTCCGTTTTTAGTGACTTCTTTTGTGGAATCTTTATATCCTTCTTGAGTAATTGTTTGAGTGTATTTTGAATCAGCGGTACCCGTAATAATTACATTTCCTTTTTTATCAATGAAAACACTTTTTACAATTGCATTTTGAAGTCCTTTTTCTCCACCAATTTGAGGTATTTTAATTCCTTTTTCTAAATTGTACCCTTTCGGAAGCAAGCCATCTCTGCTGATGTTATTGTCAGGAATAAAGTCGTCACCTAAAACAGCAGTGTCTTTTTTAACTATATTAAATTTTTCTTTTTTATCCTTAACATCGTCATCGTATTTCTTTTTAGACAAATTATAATTAAGAAGCCCTGTATTTACTCCTTGAGTAGATTTAGTATCAAATCCTGATTCATAAAACTCTTTTACTTTGGATTTCAAAGCGGTTTCATCATTTGGATCAATGCCATTTAATCTTGCGAAATTCTGTCTATTAGAATCGTTTTCTAAAACTTCTTTTTCAAAGACATTATATCTGGCTTCTTTTTTATCTTTATTAGCAGCAGTTGTTGAATAGGTATAAATGCCTCTGTTGTTCGTGATTTCGTCTGTTCCTACTTCGCTAACCGCTTTTGTAAGCATTGCTTGAAAGTCAGATTTGTCAGTTGGAATAATTGAATTTAAGAACTCGGTATAATCTTGCTCTTGTGACAATGGCGCATCTTTATCAAACAACTGCATTTTCAATAATCCGCCTTCATCAAATCTTAATTTTGCTTGGCCCGAACCCAGCGCATCGATTTTCTTTAAAGCTTCGCGCGCACTTTGGTCGTCATACTTGTTCATTTCTAAACCTTTAAGAATATCAGCGCGTCTTTTGTTAATCATTTCCGGTATTTGGCTAGCAACTCCAAATGATTGTTTTATGTTTTCCATAGCTTGAATGTATTTCCCTTTCATATAAGGGTCTTTTTCATTCATGGCTAAGTTTTTATATTTTAGAAAGTTTTGCTTTGCTTCAATAGCGTGATTTACCCCAACATCATTAATAGTTCTGTTGGCAGTAATATCAAATTTAAAGGCAGGATTTCCATAAGAATCTTTTTCAGCTTGCTCCTTTTGAAGTTTCTGTTCTTCTTCTTGCTTTTTTTGAAGCCTATCACGAAAAGAAATTTGACCTAAATTAAAAGCAACTTCACCCAAGTAATTAGGTGATTTGTCTGTTGTTGCGTAAGCGCCTCCACTGTGTCCTAAAGCCATTTTTTTAATTTGTTTCGGTTAAATATTTATTTCTAAACAAGCCTTTTTTACCTGGTCCAAATCTGCCGTAGTCTTTTTCGGTAAATCGAACATCTTTACTTGGATCAAATCTGTTTTCAACTAAAGACATACTATTCGGGTCTTCATTTACTATCACATTTGAATCAGTAGTTGTTGAGTATTTTGATGCTTCTTTTGCTTTTCCAAAACCATTTGTGTTTATGGATGAAGCAAAATTGAAAGCGTTTGCTGTTGCTTGATTTTGACTATCATTAGCAGAATTGTATTGAGAAGATAAGGCTGCTACATCATTTTCGTATCTTCTTTCATTAGCCATTTGAATACGTCTATTATCTTCAGCTTTCATCACGTCGATCGATTTTTGTTGCTCATCTAAATTAGCGGCAGCATTCGCGTTTACTCGATTGGTATTGTCTTGCACATATCCTAATGCTCCTTGTATTCCTCTTGGCCCTGCTGCTCTTAAAGAATCAACAATTGCAGTATTATTTCTAAGCGTCTCTTCTTTCATTAAGTCTGCGCCTAATGTCGAAACGCTTAAATTCTCTGCAACGTTTTTTTGTTGTGGAGTTGGCAAATTATCCAATGCTCTTTTGGCTGACTTTTTTTTGTCTGCTTCATCTAATGCTGTATAAGTTGTATATACGGCTCCTGCTATTGCTATTCCTGTCATTACTCCCATAACTAAACTAATTTTATAATTAATTCTCTTTTATTTTTTTCACTCGGCACGTAGCCCACTTCTTTGAAATTCTCTAACAAGAAATCTTCTCTTATTGAAGAAAAAACACTGTGATAACCTTTTTTCTCGGCCCACATTGTCAAGTATCTTATTATTTCAGTCTTTGCTTGATTTCTTTCTTCTCTGTCTTTAATAGCTGGATTTATAACAATAAACTCCAACCATGCTATTAATGAATTGGTTTCGTATAAAAATCCAACAGCGCAAACTCTATTGTTTTGGTCAACTAATTTTAGTCCTCCTAAACCTCTGTTTGGCAACATTCCTAATGGAACTATAGGAAATCTCCAAATCTCCCACCACTTACATATTGAAGCATAATCTCCTTCTTCTATTTGATATACGATTAATTCCATTATTGGTGTGATTTTTTAACTTCTACATTAACTGCATACACTTTTGAAGGTGTATTTTTTCTAAGCTTCATTTTCACTTTCATTTGATGTCCTAATAATCCATTTGTGGCCACGCTTTGAGGTTTTGAAACAAAAACATATCCACCTGTGAACAAAGGATTAACCGAGTTTAAAACAAATGTATTATCTGTTTTAGATTGAATATTTCCAATTAAAACTAAAGCGCCTGATATTTCGCTGTAAACATCATCTCCTATACTGTAAACTGGGTCTAAAACAAACGAGAAAGAAAGTGTGTTTCCGCTTACAGTACATTCACCAACTCCTTGACTACTTAATTGCGCGGTATCGATATTTTGTATTCCGTTATTTTGTCTTACATGAGCATAATAAACACCTTCTTGTTTTTCAAAGTCTTCTTTTCGAATGTAGCCTTTGTTTATTTCGCTATCTAATTCAACATCCCAAGCATGATCGCTTTCTGTAGAAATAGCGTAGTGATTTTTTCTAGTTGATGGTTCTTCGTTGAAAACAAACTCAAATTCACTATCATATTCAATTCCATAAAACGTATTGCAATTACCTGAGCCGTCCGCTTTAAATTCTTGGTTGTGTTTGTAAACTTCTCCATCTTTAAATGAAAGCAAATCTCCGTTAATTCGAATCATGGCTTCGGGATTAAATTTTAATTTACCAAGCCAGCCATTATCTTTGTCGGAATAAACCCAAGTCACGTATTCAGTATCGTTGTATTGTATGTTTACTAGGTAATAGTCATAGTGTTGGTCATAAACTCCGCTTATATGATTGATTTTGTTGTCTCTTAAAAACTTTCTGAAGTAAGCTTTTTTACCTTGCGACGATATTTCGAACTGTCCGTTATTGGAAAGCTTCATTACGGCTCCTCTCTTCACATCAGAATAGTAAACATCATTTCCGAAATAATCAAGACTGTCAGGGTCCTTGCTTATTCCAAACTCGCCTGCATACGGATTTTGGCCTTTTGCTAAAACATTTTCTATCTGCATTAAGTTTCCGGTGCCATCAACATTTCCTAAGATGTCTTTTCCGTAAAAAATTAAACTCACTTTATCTTCTTGCCAAATTTGCAAATCAGTGTCTTTTCCGCGCATTTTCATTATTGAGCCATACGCTTTCTCTACATCCTCTTTATAATTGCCTAACGATAAATTAAACTCATTTAACTTATTTACGTTTGTGTAAGGGTTGTAGGTTCCAGAATATGTAATCTCGGCATTTCTTGTTACTGCCCTGTACTCATCTTCACTTACTGCTGTAGGGCGGTAATCAATAGCCAAACTTTTTTCATTAAAAGCATCGCGGACTTGATAGCTTTCTACTCCATTTCCTTGACAGAAACAATTAAATGTATCTGTTAATAGATATTCTAATTGTGGGTATTCGCCATTTACTATATCATATTTCTCAGGACATTCATAATAAACATCATTTACAACTTCTTTTGAAGTATTTTCAAAAACATATAAACCACTTACGTTTCTTGTCTCTATTCTAACTTGAAGAAAACCACGTCTATTTCCTCCATTTCCAGCGAATATACCTTCTACAACCAACAATAATGTTCCGTTTGAATCAGGTGTAGGTGTATCGGTTTTAGAAAAACCTCCTCCTGTAATAGCTGTCGAAAAAGTTCCTCTAACTAAATACACATTAAAATGCTGGTCAGGGTGTGTTGTGGAAAAGAAATCACCTGGCGCAATTTGAGTATTAAAGAAATCTTCAAAATTATCATAAGATTGTTGTGCGGTAAATGTTTTGTCAAACTGAACATAAGGCGCTTCGTTATGATAAAAAGTATTAAAAAACATTCGAACTGTAGAGCCTTGACTATACTGTTTGTCGTTGCCGTTTGCATCCATAAAAGAGTTGCAGCAACACATCGGTCTTTCGTTTTTAACATACGAATCATTAAACGTAGATTCAAACTCATTGGTTCCATACTGCATTAAAAAGTTATTGGCTTTTATTTTAGCGTATAAACCTGCAGGTTCTACGATTCCTGTTGCATTAAGTGTTAAAAAATTAGCTGGTTTTTCTGCTAATTCAAGTACTTTTACTCTTACAACATTCGGCACAAAACCATTTCCGTCGATTTTAACAATTAACGTATCGTTTTGTTTTAATTTATTTATGTTTTCTCCTTGTATTTTAAGCCATCGGTAAATACCATCTACATAAAACAAATTAATTGGAATTATTTCATAACTTGGAATATTTTGTTTTATAGCAAACTTAAAAGTCTTCCACCACGCAGGAGGTTTCATCGATGGATCAAAAACTATCTTTGCAATGTTTTGATTAACCGCGTAAGAATTAGGAATAAACAATGTGTTTTTTTCACTTGTCAGCGCTGTCGTTTTTCTGACTTGTAAATCTTCTCCAATAACAGCAAATTCATAACTTCTGTTTGATTTTAAAGAAGTAGCTACTCCAATTTTATTAAATGTTATTCTATTTGCTCTGTCATAAAAATAATCATATAAAAAAGTATTTGGAGTTCCTGATATGGTGTATTTTATAGCGGGATATGTTATTGTAATTACATTGGTTGAGTTTGTAACAACAAATCCTTTCTCAATAACATAAGGAGGAACGTTATTGGCTGGTAACGAAATACCCCCGTTAAACTCAAATAAATTAGTAAAACTATCTTCTAAATAGTCTTTAAATGTAGAGTTAGCAATAAAATCATTTACGGTAGTATAAGTGTCGGTTAGAACATAGGTAAATATTCGTTCGAAATCTACATTCTGAGCATTACTTCTTAATTTAAACTCAATCACTATAGACGCTCCTTCTATTAATTTCGTTGGATCAAGCGTAAACTGAGTAGTTGCATTAGGAACGGTAATTGCGGGTCCAAAACTATAAGAAGCACTACTTCTGGTTCTGATTAATTCCTCGTTAGAGATTTCATTAGAAACTAACTCTACATGGTAATCCATCAAAGATTTTTGACCGTTTTTATCAATTAAATCTTTGCCCTCTACAAAATTAGCATAACTTATTCTGTTTCCAATTCTAGCTTGAGCAAAAACCATTTCAGGAACATTATCAAAACTTCTATGGTATTGGTCGGGAGGAAGTACGCTGTAAACTTTAGAATTATTAAATTCTATTGTTACTGATTGATTATCTACCCAGCCTTCGTCTTCTTTTATGAATTTATCAATAACGTAAATAGTGGTGTCATTAGATAATTTGAAAAGCAAGTCAACCCCAATAACTTCTCTTTCCCCTGTGTCAAAGGTTAGGTCAACAGCATTATTTGTGTTGACCATTCCTAAGTTTTCAAAAGTTTCAAAGTCAAGTTTATACGGATTTGGGGCAAAAAAGTATTTCGTAAATGCTGAAACTACGGAGTAATAACCATCTTTGTATTTATAACGATAGCAAAAACATAAGAATTTATTTTCTAAATAATTTGCTTGTGAGTTTTCTGTTGATATTTTTCCTGAAAGTAATGGAGCGTAAGTAGGTGGTTTTTTTATAACCATGATTTCTTCTTGAGTAAATCCATTAGTTCCCCAAGTTTTCATTCTTTCTACATTTCCAATTCTAGGAGGATTTGTGTCGCCGGACCATAATATTAAATCCCCGTTGTTTTCAGGATCATTAAATATTTCAATGTTATGAACTCTTTCTAAGTTCTTTAAATTAAGACGGGTTCCGGTTGTTGATTGAAGTACTTTTACATTAGCACCTGTAACGGTATCGTACTCCATTAAATAGTCGTAGTCAAGCGCTTTAACCATGTAGTAGCACTTGTTTTTCGATTCATTTTTTCCAACTCCAACTACTTTTGCTATGTTGAAATTGTTATTTGTAACTTTTAAATTTCCTAAAACATTTTTAATAACCCCTGAATTACCTCCGTCAGTTACAGAAACAAGGCAGTTTGTGGCATCTAACAAGGTGCCATTCTCTACAAATCTTTCATCTGTATCGGTGTTAATTACGGCTTTATTAAATCCGTTTTTTATTTGAGCCATTTTCTTCTAGCGTTTAAAAGATACATTGTTTCTTCAGGGCGAATATTTTGTAATTTTATTGATGCGTTTGCGTAATCGGCTTCATACTTTCTTCTTGCTCTGTTGATTACATATTCTTGAACTCTGTCAGAAACAGAAAGCAAGTTATAATTCACCCAAGCATACAAAGCCATTTCAGCCATTTTATTAATCTTAATATCGCTTTGTGATGAATACTCTAATCCATCTGAAATGTATTCGAGTTTTAAAACTCTGCTTGCGCTATCTGAGTTGAAATGGATTCTACCTTGTCTTGTGTCAATTTTGAAATTACCATTTCTGTTTTGCGTAATATCAATACCATACATAGCAGTATTTAAACAGCCGTTATGATAATAAGAACACCCTGAGCAAGCAGAAGTTCCACAAGGAAGTATTTCTACAGACGATTGATTTGGATTTATTGTGAGTGTTTCCGACAATGTAGTGCCTTCCAATATTTCTCCATCTTGGTCAAATAATACGTTTGCATCTTGATCTTGCAAATACGCGGTTCCCATCGAAATGGAATTATTTTGAGACATCGGCATTAATTGTCCTGTCTGCGGATGAACCCATGAGATTTTAACGTAGCTAACAAAATCAGGAGGCAAGATAATATCCAAAGTGTCTCCTAATTCTAGTTCAACTTCTTTTGTTTCTTGTAACGCTCCGTAATTGAACTGCTGCAAACCTTTCTTAAACCAAAAAACAATTTTATCGCGTCCAACTAATCCTAATTGAGTTCCATCGCCACAATAGTTTTGTTCAAAGTTTAAAACCATTTGCTCTAAACTCTCATAAACATAACTGTTGGTAATCGGGTCGTTATAGTATATTTCAGGATTAACGTTAGCCATTTTCTATTGTTTTTGTTCTGATAGTATTTTTTGTTCTTCCATTGCGCTCATTTGCAATACTTGATCTTCTCGAAGACTAAGACCGCAGTAGCCTCCAACTTTTACAATAAATCTTTCAAATAAGCTTTCGTGTAAATCAATATCCTGCAAGTCGCTTGCGCCTGCATTGTAAACCGCATTTCCATCTTGCATGGTATACGTCCATTTTGGTCTTTTAGGCTTTCTTATGTAAAGAAGCTCGGCAGTATAACCACTAGGTAGTGTTGGGTAGATTCTGAAACTATTATCAAGTCTTACACAAATTGGAAATGTAAGTGTTGGCGGGTTTATTTGTGAATTTATAGAGTTGTTTAATTGTGTGCCTTTTAATTTTTCTTGAATATTTACTTTTTTGCCTGTAGCCGTGTGTACAACAGAAACAGTATTGGCTCTGTATAAATCAGTACCGACATAATCCCAAAGGTTGTCGGTACTGTTATACACAAAGTTTGAAGGAACAGAATAGACAGCATAAACATCCAACTGTTCTTCTCTTATTTTTTTCAAATCAGCGTATTGCTCATTAGTAAGATTGTTGTTTTTTCTAATACTATCAAGGTTAGTTTTATAGAACAAGTCCTCGAATATTGACATAACAGCCAAATCGCAAAATGCGTCAAATTTGGCAACGTCAATAGTTCCGTAGTTATTCTTTGCTAACAGATATAATATTAAATTTCTACAACGGTTTATACTAATCATAATACTTTGATTTTCTTAACTATTACATATTTTGTAAAGCATGGTACAAAGTTCTTCCTTCTCCTGATTCTAAAAACTCGGCCATAAATGAAATATGATCTCTTACAGCAGGTGGAACTTTTATAATTGATTCGTTGTGTTCGTCAAAAAACTCGTAACTTCTGTAAAACAATTTTTCTTTTAACAAGCACTCTTTAACAAATCCTTTTGTCAAGATATTGTGTTTTGTCATTTCCAAATAAGTGTCACTTGGTTTTTCGTCGGCAAGTCTTAAAATAGACGCTTCTACTTCTAAGTCAAGCCATGAAGGAACATAAGCTTCGTCTAACAAACAAACGACTGAACGTTTTTCATGTTTATTTAATTCCTTAATTCTTGCAAAACATTTTGATTTTGCCTGGATGCTATTCACATACGATTTAGTTTCTTTTGTTTCATCGTATTCTTCAAAAATAACACCTCTGTCTTGGTGAATTGCTAAGAACTTTTGCAGCAATGTGTTTTCTTTTGGAACAAATAATGTTCCGTATGAAAATCTAATTTCGGCATCCAAATTGTCTTGTGGATTTTTACTTTGTTCTTCCACAAAGAACGATGATTGGTTGCTGCACCAACGCATTGGATATTGCTCACCTGTTGCTATGTTTGAATACTGTAAAGACCTCTGAGTATTTCCAACTCTTTGAATTGATCTGTCAATTGGCTTTAATCCTCCTGTCAAAACGTATTTTCTGTCTTTAACAACCCAGTCTTTTAGCTCAGGTATTCTGTCAATGATAAATGCAGGTTTTACTAGCGGAGCATAATTTTGGCTTATGCCTGTGTTGTTTTCTTTTTGCTGATACTTTTGCTCTAGCCTTTCTTCAGCTTCTTTAACCCTGTCTTCAATGATTTTTTCGATTGAAACTGCTGATTTTGTTTCTTTGTCACCTTCTTTCGAGGCAAAATACCCTTCAGGTAAGTCAGAAACTTTAATCATTTTGTTTTCATCGATAAGACCTTTATCGGCTAACTCTTTGTATTCTTTACTAGCGTGATGAAAAGGAACTTTTACTTTTTCCTCTTCTAAAATTGATTCTTCCATTTTTTTAATATTTAATTTGATTAGATTTATTTATAAAAGGGGAGATATTTCACTCCCCTTCTAGTTTTAATTTGACTTTATTAAGCCGCTTTAAATAATACAGTGTTGTTTCTTCCGATTAAAGCGGTTGCTTGCTCAGATTGGAACTCTGTAGTTACAGTGTCAGTAGTCGAAGTACCTTGCGCCCAATCTCTGATTACCATTTCGTAATCACGGTTTAAAGCACCTTTTGCTTTGTACAACACATGCAACATTGGTCGTGGCGCGCTAATACCCGTTAATCGGTCTCTTACAGACTGAGAAGCGTTTGGTATTAAGAATCCGTTTACTTTAGTAACACCAACTCTCGCTCCGTGTCCTAGTGGATTATCAAGGATTCTAAGCGACTGATAGTTGAAGTTGTAACCTGCATAAGAGAATCCTGTGAACGACAACTCTAATTCCATATTTTCAGCGTTATCAAACATTCCGTATGCTTGACCGTTGACGTTGGAAGCAGCTAAGAATTTGTCAATACTTGAATTGAAAGCGGTGTTTCCGTAAATGGTGTTATCAACCAATTGACCTTGTTTGTTTAATCTGTCAACAATTCCATCTACATCTGTGAACGTAGAGATTGGACCAGAATAAACGTTACCTTGCTCCATAATAGATAAGATACCGTCACGTCCTGTATATCCAGCAGCCAATAAATCACCTGTCCATTTTTCTGAATCAAAGTGTGATTGCTCTCTAGCGTTTCTGAAACGCGCTTCACAACCATTTTTGTTTACATCATACCACAAGTTAGAAGTAACTCCGTTGTAAGTAACTTCAACCCACGATGTTTGAGTAAGGTTAGTTCTGTTGTCAGAAACCATTTCTTTCACAATAGTCGGTTTAACTTCGTATTGTTGGTAAGTAGTATTAAGACTTTCTTGTTGTCCTGCAGTTCCTTTGTTGAACTCACTTGTTCCTGTATGACAAACCAATCCAGTTGTTCCAATTCCAGCCCACGCAGTGTTGTTTGAGCTTGCTGTAAACGTGTTGGTAGTTGTAGCCGAGATACGCCCTTTTACCAATACAGCACCGTCAGCATTCCAAACAGTCAAAATCTCTCCTGTACGGAAAGTGTGATTGTTAGATGTGAAAACGTTACCTGATCTTGTCACTCCTGTTGCAAGCTGAGTAAGACGGTCTTCTTCTAGCCATGTTGCAACATCGGAATCCATTGCGATCTTCATTCCTTTTTTCTCCATGAAAATGTCAAGCATTTGACTTCCGTAACGTTGCTTGATGTCTTTTCCTAAGTGCATAGGAACTTCATTTCTTAGATAAGTCATGGAAACTAAATCTAAGTAATTTTGCGGTGTAGCCACTTTAGTAGGACTAGGTGTATATCTAACCGCTGGTGATGATAAAACTGCCATTTTTTTTAATTTTTAAATGTTAATAATCAATTAAGACTGATTACCCCAATTAAATGTAGTTCCTTGAGCAATGACTGTTGGTGATGATGTTGTGTTGTCCACAATGTTTTTTGATTTTTTGTCTTGTCTTTCGATTAACAAGGCGGTTGAAGTATTTGCAATTTGTTCTACAAACTTGCTTGCTCCAATTCTTGCTATTTCACTGATAATGAAAAAATCTTGTGGATTTTTAATTTCGCCATCTTTAAAAAGCAAATCATTAAGATTGCTTAAATTAGAGTGGAAAGCTTTCGCTTGCTCCAAATCTTCCGGCTTATACAAAATCTTATCAACCGCGTCCTCTTCATTTTTCACACTAAATTCAAACCCTTTAAATTCATTGTTAAAAATAGATTCTGCTTTTGCTTTGTTGGAATTACCTACTCTTTCGAGTTCTTTTTGGTATTCGTCTTGGTGTTTACTGAATCCTTCTTGAAATTCTTTAGCTTTTTTATATTCGTCAGGAATGTGTTTGTCAGACCCTCCAACAACACTAAACTCTTCCTTACGTTTATTAAAAAACTCTTCTGCTTTCTGAGAATCAGTTATTAGTTTAATTTCTCGTTTACTTATTTCTCTTGAATCATCTTCTGGATCCAAGTCTGAAGTTGCGTATTCTTCACTGTACAAAAACTCAACTTGGTCATTAGACAATGCTGGATTTGATAATCTTAGCCAATTTTTAACTTTTTCCTCTTTTGGAACTGTGGACCAGTCTTTTTGAGTTTCTAAAAAGTCATTGTAGTTATCGTTGCCTGTCTTTTTAATGAACTCGTCAAATTTTTCCATTTGAGGAGAAAATGCTTTTTCTTCTCTTGGTTTTAGTAACTCGTCAATATTATCAACTTCAAGTCCTTTTTCTTTCTTGATAATCTCCCACGCTTGGTTGATATCAATTGGCTGCTGTTCAACTGCTGTTGCTGGCTCTTCAATAACTGTTTCAGGCACAACTTCTGCTGCAGGAGTTACAGGTTCAACAGGAGCCTGAGTAGTTTCAATTACTACAGGTTCAACCACGTCTGTTTTTTGTGGATTGAAATTAAAAATAGGAGCCTCAACAACTTCTGCTGTTTTCTCTTCTACTGGTTCTACTACTTGATCTTGATTTGCCATTTTTATATTTTATTAGATTTGATTTAATTTTAAAGCAAAAAAGTTGCACACTTATAATAAATAAGCATACAACTTTCGTTTAGTATATTAGTCTTTACGTTCATTGTTTAGTACGATACGACTTCATATCGGTAGTACAAATATAATAATTAATTCTTATAAACTAACATTTGTTAGTTTTTTTAAAATTCAAATCTTTCTCAATTTCTCTAGCTTCAAAATCTATTGGCTGCGGATTATCTTTCTTGCTTTCGGCTTTGATTTCTGAGGTCAAAGAAGCTTGTTTTACTAAGTTTTCTTTTTTGTTTTCCTCAATAGTTTCAAGTTTTTCAACTGCTCCTGCATTTATGATGTACTGCAATTCTTTATTTTGCTTACCTTTTTCTTTTTCTTTCTCAATTTCTTGGTAGCCTCTTTCTTTTTCTTTGTTCAAATCATTTGTTCCTTGAAGAGTGATTTGCTCTAGTTTAGCCGCAGAATCCATTTGTATTGTAACTTGTTTAGCTTTTTCGGCTTCTTGCGCTGCTCTAATATTTTCATCAGACTGTACTCTGAATTTATTAGCTTCGATTTCGGCTTGTTTTTTGCTTGCTTTATCAATAAGAACAGTCATGTACGCTACTGCTTGTTTGTGGATTTTTATATTTTTGATTCGGTACTTATCAGCTATCGTAATGGTTTTGTTTTCCATTTCTTTTGATAAATCTTGATCTAAAATCGCTCTTTCTTCATCGTCTTGTTCTAAGTGAAGATTAAGCCCGAAATCGCTTAAATGCAAGTTTGATATAGCTTCAATATCTTCTATTGCGGTAGCGCCAACTTTTCTGATATAGTCTTCTTTGATGCTTGGATAATATTTTAAAACATCCTGGAATCGATATAGTATTGATTTAGAAGTTTCCAGTGTAACAAAACCTCTTCCTGATAAAATATGTCGAGTTGCTAAATTTGAATTTAACGCTGCTAGTTTTTGTATCCCTACCAAACTATCTCTATCAGGAGTAGTGGCGTCAGTAGCTTTATTTAAACCAATAACATCGGTTAATTGCGTAAGGTAATAATCGGTTTCTCCTCTTAGCGCTTGAAGTTTTCCGATACTATCTCCTGTTTTGATTTCTTGAAATGGCTTTTGAGCATTATTGAAGTCTCCTCCTAAAGTACTGCTTCGGTAGTAATAACTACCTTTTTGTAAGTACATATTTAAGGCTTCTTGGTGTCCGTATTTTTGGCCATTGCCTAATTCAATTCCGCTTGTGGCATCCAAATCAATTGCAATACCATCAGGTGTAATCCCTTGAATAATTTGCTGTCCTTTTAATTCAAGAATATTTAAGTTGTCAGCAATCGGCATCATGCGAGAAACTAAGCTGTAAATTCTGCCGTCTTGAAAGTTTGGAGCAACCATATTGTATTGTTCGCAAACTTTTTGTTGATTTGAATTAGGACGCGCCATTGATTTAAGAACATCCCATTTTAATAAAATGTCAGTTCCCAAAACCAAAACACCTTCCATAAGCACTTCTTCTACTTTTGAAACTCTTTTAAATTTGTCTTTTTTGTTAGTTTCTACAGTTGGGTCAAAGTTTGATTTTGCAACAGACGCTTTAATTTCTCCTGTTGATTTTTTGTTTTTTACTTTATAGAAGTCTTCTCTTGTGGTTCTGTATGTGAAATAAAGAACGTGTGTATATCCTTTTAGGTCGTTACCTAAATTGTGATATTGATTCCACCAAGAATTTTGCTCATCTAATCGCTTAACAATATCTTCGTTTTCAGGATTTCTAAGCTCTGGAAACTCAAGATATAAATCTGTAATCAAAACTCTTTTCACTCTGCCTTTATAAAAGCAATCTCTGAAAAAAGGGTCGCTTGTTCTTGAATAAACCATTTGAGCAGGGTCTACTCTTTCAACTGAAATTCCTTTGGCCGGATGAAATCTATTTTCTACAACACCTAATCCATCAACCACTAAGTCGCGAGTAACTTGTCTTTCAGTTGTCATGTCGTACAAGTTTTCTTCCATTACCATTTTTATCGCTAATTGCGCAGATAACTCACAAGATGGCTTGTATTCCATTTCCATGTGTAAAGCCAATTCGTCGTCTGTTTCAGGTAATTTTTCAACAGGCATAGTGCCTATGTCAATTCCATAGGTTTGTTTGGATAATTCTGTTATTTCTTTGGAATCTCTTTCGTCTTGAATGTTTTGTCGGTAAGACAATTTGTTTTTCTGAGAAATTGGATCAATAGCATTAGCTTCGATGGTGTAATTTCTGTCACACATTCCGTTAACCACCAAATCAACCAATTTAGGAACAGGCACGAATGATTTCAAACTTAAACTTAACAACGAAACATCTCCATTAGTTCCTAAGTGTGGATGGTATTTAGTCATATTTACTTCTCCATTCGCATAAGTTCTTCTGTTTAAGAAATCATTTTGATTGGTATAAAATCGACAAGAACCTCCTGCTAGATTATAAAACCATTCAGAAGTTATTGATTGTCCTATGGCTAAACCATAGGAAGGCTTTATTTTTTCCTCAAACGGGTCGTAAACATTTGGGAATTTTGCGTGTGGTTCTATTTTAAATTTTGATTCTTCCATTATCCTGCGTAGTTATATCGGTGTAAGTTTAGTACTAAAGGTTTTGATTCGGTTGATTTAGGAACATACATTCTTCTGTTTAGCCCCATAATAGCTAATCCACTAGCAACAGAAGCATCGGATTTTTCTCTATTTGCGATGTTAAATTTCAACCAGTCTTTTAGGGTTCTATTGAAAGGCATATATCCAATTGTTCCTTCATCTCTTATTGGCTGCGGATCATCATTTTGATAATAAATTCCTACGTATTTTTTTATGTAGCTTTCAATAGATGTCCAATGCTTAGTTATAACATCGTCTCCGCTACTAGGTATTCCTCCGTATTTTTTTTCTGTTTGAGATAAATTATTCATGGCTTTATCGAAACGGTGCAGGCAAAATCCTCTATAGCCTTTGTTGTAAAAGTGTTGAAGTAATCCCATTTTATTGTTTTCAATAAGAATAGGCATACTATAAAAACGACAAGCCATTAAAACGTCGTTAAAAAACACTTCTGCGGTTTGAGGTCTAGTTATATATTCCAAAAAGAAACAATTACTCGGCACGTCACCGATATTTGTTCCTAGCAATCCAAGCAAAGCGCCTTTACTTCCTGTATTGTATTCAGAACCATTTTCTGTTTCAGACAACGAACTTCCTGATACACTGTCTTGGTCGTAGTTATCACACCCAAAACACCCTATATCATCAAACATTGGATGAAGGCTGGTGTGTCCAAATACATTTCTTTTCATCATGTTTTTATTCTGCATATCTTTTGGAGGAATCCAAGAAACCAAAAACCGTCCTTTTTCTGTCGGTGTCCAAATAACTTCGTTTCCTTCAACTCCATCACGCTCAGAAAAATTACCGCGTATTAGTGTTTTTTCAATTTCAGCTTCTTTGTTGTGCTGAAGTTGCTCATTGATTCTTTCAGTATCAAGCAGTGTAGATGTTAACTCATCTCTAAAAGCCTCTTCAATTGTCATTGGGTTAGCTCTTAATTCTTCGTTATATAAAACATCAGACTGCGCTCTTTTAGAGCGTCTAACTGCTTCTAAATGAAATACAGAACCTTCAGTTACTTTTATTCCTTGTGCGTTAATAAAATACTGTCCTTCTTCTACGTGTGTATGACAAACACCGTATTTGTCGGTGTAATATTCCATATTGTGATGAGCAGGTAAAAAATAAGCATAAAGACCTGATGTAGTTTTTCTAGTGTCTTTGTTTCTATTTTTTACGTAAGAAGCCTCGTATAACCTAACAAATTCTTCACCTCCTTGATTCATTGGGTTAATTGTTGAACCAACCCATATTTTACCAACTATTCGTCCTCCGTTATTAATTGTAGGCGACACGCGCCCCCAATACGTGATTAGGTTAAATGGTTTTTTAGGTTTACTCGCTTCATCAACTAAAACCCTAAACATTCTTTGACCATCATACGCTCCTTCGGTTGTGTTTTTCCAGTCGAAAAGAGTATTAAGGTAATCGTCAGTATTATTGTCTCTTTTTTGTTTTGCTACTTTACTTTGGTCAGACGGTTTTCCAAATAATAGTTCGGATTTACTGTCTATTTTACCTTTTAGAACAGGAAGAAAAAAGAATGGTAAATTTTGTATTCCGTAAGATAATTTCAAGAATGCTTCTTCTGCATCCTCTCCTGTTTTTGATACAATTCCTAATTTTGCATTGCTTGTATAAGTTCCCTCATTTATCATTTGGCAAATGATTTGATAGGTGAAACCAGTACGTCTTGATTTTGTAAATATTTCCCCTAAACATCTTGGATCAACAGCGCAGGCTTGTGTGAAATAAAACATATCTCGTTGAGCATATCTAAAATCCATATACCCTCCTGTATCAAGCATTTTAATCCATTGAAGCGCCATGTAATGAGAAGGCGTTAAATAAACCGCTTTTCCGTTATTGTAAAACCAAAAGCCTTCTCTTCTTCTTCGGTATTCTTCTAAAATGTAATCGGTGTATAGCTCTTCGTTCTCAGGAGTAAGTCCTTCTGGAACTTTAATTCTTTGCCAATATTGGTCCACCGCCTTCTTCCGGCTGTTCATTATACTGATGTCAGCAGGCTTTTTAGGAAGCATTATGTTAAGGCCGTTCAATGTAATAACCTCTCCTTTTGTTCCTTTTGGACAAATCATTACGCTGTCAGTTTCTTCATCATACCATTCTTTGTGATATTTTTTTAATGGAAAAAACTCTTGATTTGCAAATTTTTCAGGGTAGCCTCTTTTAAATTCACGAGCTTTTAAATCAATAGTTCCTGATTCTAACTGCAACCTCAATTCAACAACACCTTTGTTTATCTCATTTATAGCGCGAAGTATTAATGGCTTTGCTTTGGAAGATTTACCATGATTTTTTGGGTCAACTTCTGACGGATCAATATTTTTTCTTAGCGCTTGTCTTAGCACTTCTATTGAAGCCTCTCCTGCATTCGCTAATCTTTTAACGTATTCGGTTAATTTTTTTTCATTAGGATTATTTATTGAATTTTGCCAAATATTGATAAATTCTTTTGTTGAAGAAAATGATTCAATTTTAGACTGCATAATAGCTGATAAATCGTCGCTCTTGACTTCAAGAATATCTACCTTGAAGTTTAAGACATCAATACAGTTGTCTATAGCTAATTCAATATCTTTGCTTAATCCTTGCATTTACGCGCTAATTTTAACCATTACATTTTCGGTTCTCATTCTGTAATAAACAGTGCCGTCTAATTCAAATTCGTATTCTGAATCTGTTTTAAAAGCGATTTTATCTCCTTCAAACACTCCTTGTTTTTCTAGTTTTGGATTTCCAAATTTTACAATACCAATATGCTCGTCTAAAACTTTCCCAACAAATCGCTCTTCTTTAAACACTGGTTCGATAAAACAACTATTGTTAGCTGAAATGTATTTTCCGTCTTCTTTAATTAGGAATATGTTTTCTTCGTGTAAGTAAAACAAATCGTCTTTTATTTTGAAGTTTGAGCTTCGAGTGCGTCCGCGATGATCGTAAAAATCCCGAAACGTATTGTGGTGTACAATAACTTCGTCGCCAACTTTTACATTACCATTATAAATTAAAGGAAGTGAAACTACAATAGCAGTTCTATTAGTATCTTTGGCATCTTCGATAGATGTATTAACAACAAAAGAAACCCCATTGATTTCTTTCTCATTAATATAGTTTTGACCCCCCTTTGGTTTTACAATAAAATAGGTTGTGCTTTGCATTTTTAAGTTATAAAATAATAAACAGTTACTTTATCAGTTGCCGGAATATCAATCCACTCCTGGGTTGTTTCTTCGTTGGTTATATAAAGCTTGAAGCAGTCTTTTTCTCGTATGATGCTAGTTAATTTTCTTTTAACTTTTTGTCCTTCAATTGGTATTTCTCTAACTTGTCCAACAGTATAAACCATTGTTTTCCAAAAAGTCTCTTTAGAGTTATCATCATTGACTACCGTCTGAACAGCTATTTGTCTTATTACTTGATTTGACATAATTACACACAGATTGAATAAACTGAAATATCTCCGGTTCCGTTGACTAAGCACACATACGAAGGGCTTCCGACAGAAACACGAACTCTCCAATATAAATTCCCGCCATCAAACGGAGTTGTGTCAGAATTATAAAGTACGTCTCCTGATTGTATTTCATCTCCGTTTTGAGTAGCAATTAAGCAGCTTGTGTTTAAAGCTAGCGTACATCCGTTGTCACCACTTACGTCAGAAGAAGAACTTCTAGTTGCTGACACTTGTGCCGAAAGACCATTTTCTGTGCTAAAAGCTAATTTCTTAAATACTCTCATTTTATGGTTTTAAATTTCCTAAGCAGTAAAAAATGTTTGTGCTTCCATATTGAGATACATAAGCATTATAATTTTGGTCTTTAATTTTTAACCCAATAGGTGAGATTAGTTGCGATGTGCCATCATCAATAAACTCCACTTCTCCTGTTCCTAATTGAATAAATCCACACTCAAAACCAGCGCTTAACCCTGCTGGGAATTTTATTTGAACATTATTTGAACCATTATCAATATATAGCGTTCTATTATTATGCTGATTTCCTACAGTAGCTACTCCTGCTGTAAAGTTTGTTGGATACGCAAAAGTGGCATATAGATTATCCGCCGTTGCGTCTGTAACGTCAAAATCAAAAGTAGAACTGTCTGTAAATGTTATTGTGTAGGTTTTTACCAAACCATTAGTATCGGTTAATTCTACAGACACAATTCCATTACCGTTAGTACCATTGATTCCGTTTGTTCCGTTAGCTCCTTTTATGTTAGCTACTACAGCATACGTTCCTGATGTTTTTGTATAAACATCGCCATTTGCTGAGTTTAAGTAATAATCTCCATTTACACCTAATGAATTTGATGGAGCGCCAGAAGCCGTTCTCCATACCGAGCCATTAGTGCCATCGATGCCATTAGTTCCGTTTGTTCCTGCCGGTCCAGTTGGCCCAACAGAAGTTGGAAATTCAATAAAATCCGAATTGCTTAGTGATGGTTGTCCTAATCCAATAGTTACATCTTGTGGTTTTAAAACATATAATTTTCCAGCCACTCTAAAAAACAACACCTCATACTGACTAACAGTATAAGTAGAAACCATTTGATTAACTGTTGTTGCAATATCAGTAGCTAAAGTTGAGATTACAATTTCGTGGATTTTCAGAGTTCCGCCCGTTTCAGGATCTAATCCTGCTAAAAAAAAGCTTCTAAGGTCTCCTAATTGGAAGTTCTTTGAAAACTTTACAGAACTTTCTTTATCTGTTCCAAAAACAATGTCCGTTTCTAACGGAATAGGCTTTATAGAGTATGCTTCTTCGTTTGATATTTTTGTCATGATGAAGTAATTTTAATTCCAAAATAAGAATAAATACTCACAAAAATAATAATTTATTATTACAAACTAACAATTGTTAGTCTATTTTTTATATTTTTGTAATACTAAATAATTATTTTTAATCTAATTTAATCTTATGACACAGAATGTAAATCGAATTATTGTAGATTCGGATGAAGCTAAACAAAGTTTAAAAAGAGGCGTTGACCAAGTTTGTAACGTAGTTGGATCAACAATGGGCTACAGAGGTTCAAATAATATTTTTGAAACTTTTGGCGGAAAACCTCACATTACAAAAGATGGTTGGGATTCACTAGATATGATATTTTTATCAGACCCAACAGAACACATGGCTTGTGAACTTGTAAAAGAAGCTTGTCATAAAACATTTGAAAAAGTTGGAGACAACACTACTCTTACTTGCGTTTTAGTTCAGGCGTTTTTCAATTACTCCTTAGAAGAACTTCAAAAAGGAATCAACGCGATTGAAATTTCTAAATCTTTATTGGAATCATTCGAAAAAATAAAATCTCACATCGAGAAGTTAGCTGTTCCAATTACTCCTAAAATCATTTATGATATTGCTAAAACAGCAGGAAACAACGACGACGAAATCGCTACGTTAGTATCTCAAGCTTTTGAAGACGCAGGAGAATTTGGAAGTGTTTCTCATAAAAGAGCCAATAGCGACGAAACTACGATTGAACTTATTAAAGGCCATCCGATTGATAGTGGTTACACGCATGAAGGTTTTGTAAACGTTACTGAAAAACAAATGGTGGTTTATGACAATCCTTATGTTTTGATTTCTCATGTTCATTTTACAACAATAAAAGAATTGACGCCATTTTTAAAAGTTGCTTTTCCTGAAAATGCTACAGGTGTTGAATATCTTCCTCCAACTCCGCTTATTATTATCGGAACAATGGAGCATCAATTAGAAGAGTTGTTGGTTGCTAATACTCAGAAAGGGCTTCCTATTTGCGTGATTCGACCTCCATACATGGGTAAAAAAGGACGTGAAATACTTTCGGATTTGTCTGTTATTTTAAACTGCGATGTTTTAAAAAGCCACTCGGCCGATTACAAAGGAAAAGAAAATACTTATCTTGGAACTTGTGCTAAAATTGAAATTACCGAGAAAGATGCGGTTGTAACACTTGCTCCTAATTTCAACGATTACAAACAAAAAGGCAGGTTGCATGATTTAAAAGGTCAAATCAAAAATTCTAAGAGCGATGCTGAAACCGCTTACTTGAAAGAAAGAATTGCTAGAGTTACGGGTGGAATTGCTACGATTATGGTAGGAGGAATTACACCAAGCGAGGTTGAAGAAAAAATGGCCCGATATGATGATGCGATTTGCGCTGTTCGTTCTGCTAAAGATGGCGGTGTAGTTGCGGGTGGTGGAATTGCTTTATTGGACGCTTTGAAAAATTTACAACTCGACAGTGTTACAAAAGAATCTATAAAAGCGCCTTTTGCTAAAATTATGTTTAACGCAAGTATTGATCCATCGTCAAAACCATTGCCAAACTATCCAATTGGCTACGATGTAAAAAAATACAAAGAAGTCGATATGTTTGAAGCAGGTATTTTAGATACTGCAAAAGGAATTATCATTTCATTAGAAAATGCAATTTCCACTTCAAACAATTTGCTGCGATCTAATTATGTTTTGCCGTTTAAAAGAAATACTTTACAATAATGATAGCGCTAAATAAAAATGTTATCGTTAAAGTAGTTGCTTTAGATAACAAAATTGGAAACTTTGACTTGGGTAATTATACTGATTTAACTGAAAGTCAACAAGCAGGAGAAATTGTAAGTATTGGCGAACTTTGTCCAAGAAATGAAGAAGGGAACCATCCAATTGAAAAAGGCGATGCGGTTCTGTTTAACAAGTTTAAAGCAACCCAAATGACTTTAAGTGGAGAAACTTATTTGATACTTCCTTATGATGATTTAGTTTTAAAACTGTAATATGAAAAAGCCCTCTACTTTGAGGGCTTTTTTTTGACAATTACTGGTTCTACGACATTTATATTATTAATGTCCGCACTTTCTTTTTTCAGTCTTTCGTATTGTCTTACGGTTAAACATCTTTTCAAAACACTTTCGTAAGACTTATGTCTTGTGAAAGCGTAATCTTTGCGATATATTTTACGAACAATATAGGTTCCGTTTGGGTACTTTCTTACTTTTCCGGCAAATCCATCGACTATGATTTCTTCTCCTCCAAAAGCAAATCCATCGACTAATTTAAAGCCATGAATACCATCTTTTGATTGTAGTTTGCGCATTTTTAAACTTCTTTTATAATTATACAATCTATTTTTTCAGCTACTTCTTTTTCAAGAACCTCAGTTGATCCATCAGGTAGTTCAACCACTGCTTTTTTATCTACCATTATTTGGTCGTTGATTAGTTGCATTTTTCTATTGTTTTAAATTATTTGATTTAAAAATTTGTAGATTTCATCAAAAAGCCAACCCGTTAAATACGCTTCGGGTTCGTCGTTAAACCTATCAACATTCATGGCGCAATCAACATAAATACAGTTCTTTATATGAACTATTTCGTGAGCAATATTGCTTAAATGAGTTGCATCGGTAAAGGCAGAAACATAATGTCTACTTTTGTCTTTTCTCGTGAAAGTTACTGCTCCAAAAACATCAAGACTAAAACCTTCAACATCTTCTTTGTATATTTTTTCAACTTCTTTTAAGTCTTTGTCTAAGATGATTGTTAATTTGCATCCGTAAGGGTTAATATCAATGGTTGTTTCTCTCATGCTTTCTATGATTTTAGTTTTTGTTGAAAATGCACTGCTCTTCTTGATAAATGCCAATTTCAATATTGATTTCGTTTCGTAATTTTATTCTTTCTTCAATAGAATAATTTTGATCTAATTTTTTAAGTCTATTGGAAATCTCGAGTGCTTTGTAATAAAATGTTCTATATTCTTTACTGCTATGCTTCGGAACTTCGTAACTTCTTAAATGCTTTACAAATTCAAGGTATTTATCGCCATATTCTATTGCTAATTTTTCTCTCAGTAATCCATCGTCATTTTGACAACTATTTGAAGCGAAAGATTGCCGGTGCAAATTGTGGAGGTTAAATCTCATTTGCGAATGACCTCCTTTAGAAAATAAGTGGCCTCCTGCCATTTTTCCAAATTTATCTCGAGCCAAACAAAGCAATCCTTTATCGATTAACCTCGATATTAACTGAACCTCTACTTGTAATTTATTTTTCCAATTAGTAACTGCATCTTTTAGTTTCTTTTTTTCTTCAGCACTTTTTTTTCGCTCTTCTTTTTGGATTAAAGCCTTTCCTTTATCTATTCCTTTTTTAATCACATTTTCAGAAGACAAAAGCCAATTTTGGTAACATCTGCATTTTATTCCAAGTCCTTTTTGAGCATGGTAGGTTTTAATTCCATTACGCTCCGAAAAAGACAATTCTTGACCACAACCAAAACCTTTTGTTTCAGAAGTAGTTCCTTTGCATTTTTTGATAGTCGGCTTTGGTTTTATTTGAGGCATTTGCTACTGATATTTTACGTTTTTCTTTTTCAAAATCCACTCAGGGGCTTTAATCCAATAGCGAGGGCGAATTGTATTTGGAGTATCTTCTTGCAGAATTTCGCAAATCGAAAGCGGAAACCACTCTAGTCTACTTGCTGAAGTTATTTCGCCTCTTTCATCAATTATTGTGTCAACCAAAACACCTACATTTTTGTTATTTTCGGAGTATGCGTGAAATGATACACGAACCGAAAACAATTTTTCAGTGTAGGCTTCTTCTGTGCCGGATATGATGTCGGGTTTATTTGGCATTATCTAACGATTTTATCGCTTCCGAAATCATGTTTTTTATTTCCGAAAACTCTGCTTCTGAAAAGTCTTTTTCGTGAAATACTTGCACTTGTATTGGTTCGTAAGCTTCTGTAGCTTCAGGGTGGTTAAATGGAACAGTCATAACATGATAGTCGTTGAGTTTTGCTTCTAAGGCTTCTTGAATATCATATATCGATGAAAACTCACCGTTAGAATTATCTACTTTTATTACACAAATAGGTTTTGCCATTTTATTAATTTTTAAGTTTCACAATTTTCGCATCTATTCCAAACTTTTTCAGTGCATTTTTAATATTCAAAGCGCTCTCGTATCGGCAGTTTTCTTTTACAATTAGCTTTTGGCGAACTCCTGCAGGAATATCGCAAGGAAAACCATTTAAGTGTCTTTTTACAGCTCCTTTAAATATGGCAGGTAAAACTTCCATTTCAGCTTCTTGGATTTCGTTTGTAGCCATATTGTACTCCCAAACTTTGTGTCCTTTATGTGGCTTGTGCTGCCCTCCGAGAGACAATTTTTTTTCTTGCTGAACTTCTACTTGCTCAACTTTGTCTTTTACTTCTTCTAAGTGGGTATAAAAAATACTTTTACTCATAACTTCATTTTTCTAATTTTGATTACGTCTTTCATTTTCTCGAAAAACTTTACTCTTTTCTGCTTGGTCTTTTTATTTTTGAATGTGCCGATGTGAAAAAATCCACACGTTTTGCAACTATAGATTTCAGCGTTTTCACTTGAATTTATATTATCCAAGTAGTATTGCGCTGCCAACTCTGTTTTGTGTTGAACTTTACCATCGCAGTTTGTGTAGATTCCTTTAGTCATAGATTTTACTTTTCTTCATTCACTCTAAACCAAAGTTCTTCGAGTGAGACTACTTTCTCTCCGTTTAAAAATCCGAAATTCAGTTTGTAGCAATATTCTTCAATATCGCAGTAGCCGTTTGCAGATCGCGGAAACTCCAAACGCAACAAATCCAAAATTTGACGTTTTAAAATGTTATTTTCAGGTTTTACATCTACTCCAAAAGCAGTTTGCATTCCCAATTCAACATTTTTGTCGATTTCTTCTTGCCTTCTCAGCGCTTCAATGCACGAAAAGAATATTTCCTTAGTGATTTTCATATTCAGCGATGTATTCGAGTTGGATTAGTTGGATTTTTTCTTCAAGCTCAAACAAAACTTCAATATGTGGAACTCTTGATTTATAATCAATAAAAATGTCTTCGATTTTATTGAATATTTTGCTAAGAATCTCAATTTTATTAACCGTAGTCACCAAAGCACTTGCGGGAGCGATGTGTAATATTTTATTTCCATCAGGCTCAGTAATTTTAAAGACTATTTGCCCGATTTGTGGAAAAAGCTCAACACAGTCAGCTTCTACTATTTCAGTAACTCCATTGGCTACTATTTTGTATTGTTTGGTCATGGCGATTATTGTAACAAAACCAATTTCTCGGCCATTTGACTGTTTTTTGAAAACTGTTCTTTTGATTTTTCAGGAGATTGACCTTCGAGAATTAAGTATTTTACAAACTTTCCTCTCGCTGAAATAATTTGAATTACTGCATTGTCACTTGGTAATGAACCGTCGTTTTCAATACCTCCTACGTAAGTGTACTTTTGATCTTTTTTAAATGTTGTCATGATGTATAAAAATTTAATTAGTATTCGATTCTTTTTTTAATTTGTAGTAGTTTTTAAGTTGGGTTTTATGTCTTAACCCAAGTCCTTTTATAAAGGTATCCCGTGCTTTTACTGCTTGATAATCATTTTCAAACCATCCAATAATGTGAGGAACTCTAGCAACCGTTATAGTAGATTTCCATTTTCTTCTATATTTATCATAGACTACTCCAATGTATCTATGGTATGGACCTGCTGGCTTTTTACGTTTTCTCGGTCTTGACATTTTTCTTCGCTTTTTTAACCACAAATTCGCTCATAGTAGTAATATGAAGTTCAGCACCTCCTACAAAAGCCTCCCAACACTCAACACTCATAGTTAAAGAAGCTGTATTATCGGGTCCAACACCAATTAAAACTTGAACCGTTTCAGTGTAATGCTCAACTTTATATCCAGGAGCCATTCTATGAACAACCGATTTAGGGCTTATTTTCAATTCACGGCCCAATCCAAAAACTTGAACCGCTTTGTTTACTTTCGGATTTACTCGTATGATTTTTACTTTGTCTTCTATCATTTTTTAAGATTTAAGTTTTGTATTATTGCAGCAAGCACTCCGACAGCTATGCTATTTCCTGCTTGTTTGTATGCTTGTGAATCTGAAACACCCCAAACAAAGTCTTTTACTCCTAAAATATTAAAATTGAAGTCCATCAGCTTGAAACATTCCAAAGGAGTTAATCTGCGGATTCTTTGTTGAGTTAACACTTCGTTTGGTTGTGAACTTCTCACACAAAAGCTTTCTTGGTCTGGTTCTCCAATTAATTTTGATGTTTCTTGAAATTGTTTGCTTTTACCAATTTGAACAGGCATAACAACAACATTATCTTTTTGAACTGTAGTCAAAGCATTTGAAGTTCCGTTATTATTTATTTCAAGCATTTGCTCCGTTTCCAATCCACTTTCTTTGCTTTTTGGATTTTCGGGATTTCTACCTCGAATTGCTCCGATTACAAATTGGTCAGTATTTCCGCCTCCGCCACTTGCTGTATGAATTGTTCCCGCTTCGTCTTTTAAGTGTCTTTTCACAACTTTACCTTTTTCATCATGAGTGTAACCTAATATTGAAAGTTCATTAGAATAACCACTAAACCCACCACATTCAGGACAAGGAGTTTCTATGTTTCCAACAAATATATTCCCGCAATTGCAAGTGTATTCTTCAACTTCTTTTAACTTGTCTTTGTAAGCTTGATTTATTTTAATAACAGGCTGTCCGCTTCCGTCTTCTCTCGCTCTCGCAGGTATAGTAGGACAATTATTATCTTCTGTTTCTCTAAATCCTTTTCCATCTTCGTGAGTTCGCCAAGTGCCTATTTTTAAATACTCTCCATCGGTAGGCATTTTAAAATAAGTAGCAATTAAACAATTTTCGCTATCTTTTTTTTCTGCATCTGAAAATCCAATCGCTCTAGGTGCTTGTTTTAAGTAATCAACCATCTTATTACTCAAAAAATACTTTTCATCTACTTCGCTTTCAAGCACATCTTTTAATCGCTTTGTTAATGGAAGTGGTCTTGGAAATTGAAAATCATTATCTTCATCGTCACGTATTCCAATGATAAAAACCCGCTCTCTATTTTGAGGTATTCCATAATCTTTTGCGTTTAAAACTTGAAAGTAAATATGGTAAGGAACTGAATCTTCAAAAGGGAAAAATGTATGCACTCCGTTGACTGATTTACCTCCTAAACAATTAATCCATTCCTGAAATGTTTTTCCGTAGGTTTGTTTTGGGTCGGTTTTATCGTGAGAAAGAAGTCCTTTTACATTCTCAAAAATAAAATATCTCGGTTTGTTGATTTGGATGAATTCCAATGAATTGAAAAATAATATACCCCGCTTGTCTTCTTTTCCTAAACGTTTTCCGGCTAATGAAAAACTTTGGCAAGGAGGCGAAGTCATATAAATATCCAAACTCTCTGTTGGAATTTCACGCTCGTAAACATCTTTTGGAAAATATTTTGGAGTTCCGTAATTCAAACAAAAAGTCTGCCTAGCGTATTTATCCATATCGCAAGCAAATAATTCCTCGTGATCAATTCCTAATCGAATCAAAGCTTGATTAAACGCTCCAACACCCGAAAAATCACTACCAACTTTTATCTTTTGAATTGTTGTACTCACAAATAGTATAATTTATAAGCACAAACATAAGAATAAAAAATTATAATAACCTAACATTTTTGTAAAAAAACGCACTTTTTTGTAAAAATGTCAAGTTTTTTGAAGTTTTGTAGTAGTATTTAGTAGAGTAATAAGCATAAAAAACCCACCGATTATGATGGGTTTTTCCTTTTGGACTTTTCTTTCGTTTTTTCTCGGTTACAGCCTTGTAGTTTTCTTTTATAAAATTCGCCCCAAATTCCTAAAGTATAATGTTATAAAATGAAGTCCGCACTTTAAAACAGTTTACG